TAACAAATGTTTCAACAACCACTATAACTGTGTCACCTGCAATTACATCTCAAGTTTCTGGAACTATTACATTTGTTCCTACTTCTAAAACAATCCAAGATTGGTATGACAATAATAAAGCAATAATGTCAGAAGATGTCAATGGATATAAATTTTTTTCATTTAGACCAAATTCCAGCTGGAACTCAATAGAATCAACAGCATATTTTTCAGAATATGGATTTTTAGCAGAGCCAGTAGAATCTTTTTATGGACTTTTTTATAGCAATGGTTCTGCATCAAACCAACTTTTATTTAAAGTAGAAAATAAAATAACAAAAGAATACATTAAGGCAGTATTAAATTCTACTACCATAACATATAGTGCAAGATTTTCAGGAATGGCTTCGGAAGAAGTTTTAGGAACAAAAACAATAACAGCAAATCAAAGATTTGTTTCTGGAATCAATGTACCAACATTATCACAAAAAAGCATAACTGGAGTAAGAAAGTTTTTCTCTAATGAGTCTGTTCTTGGAATATACATGTTTGGTGATAACGTAGATAATACATTTTCTGGCAGGGTTTATAGTTTTAATTTTGATGGTAAGTATAATAACAGAAACCTTAGTTTGGTGAACTATGCAGATGGATTTTTTGATACCACGCTGGGCACCGCAAATATAGTATTAGGACACACAGCAAATTATACTCTTGAGGCATTTGAAAAGTATGGAGAATACTTCCTAGATGTATCTGTTGCTGGATATTGGCAAGACTATATGCCACTAACATACTTTGGAAAATATGTTACAGATTATGAAGGTGTTCAGCATTACGATCTTGACATGATTCAGTTTAATATAGACTATCCAGAACCGATAGAAACAGAGGCGGTAGAGTTAACACAGGCCTGGAACTATGATGATTTAAATATTTGGTTTAGACAAGATGTAACTAGAACATATGAAAGTTTGGATAGTTTTGCGTACACTGGTTGGGACGACTATGCTGAAATGAACGATCAGACAACCCAGTATGAGTTTTATAATACTGTAGATAATTATGTAAGGTCTTATGTAAGTTTTCAACCAATTCTAACTGGTGCAAATCAAAGCTTAATAGATTTATCAAATCATGTTCAAGCAAGAACAAATGCAATTGTAGATACAACAACCTTAATTGGTGAATGGGAAGTTTCTGCCTATGAGGTAGTTGATGGATCAATTATATTTCCTCCAACAATAGATGAAAACAATGACCCTATTGACTTTAATGATTATGCTCTTGTTTACCACCTAGACTTCAAAGCAAAAGCTACACTTCAAAATAAAGTTAGAGTTAGAAATCTTCAGCTTGCTTCTCAGGTTTTAGAGAGATCATCTTTTACAGAAATGGGAACTAAGTTTGCTGTACCAGTTTATCCATTTACAAAACTAGGATTTTCTTATGACTTTAAAGCAAAAAACTATACAAGCACCTATAAAGGTTCTACTCCGCACCTATATTTAAATAGACACTCTGGTTGGAGAATTAGAAAAGCATCAGATGATCTAACAGAGCGTGGTATTTCAATACCTATTAACTTTCAAGAGGCTTCAGAGTTTGAAATTAAAGGTGTTCAGATGTGGCTTAGATATTCTGAGTCTGCTTTTCCAGCGGTAGAAACAAGACTATTTTCTTTAGAACATAATGATGGAATATATGATTTTTATGTTATATCTGACTCAAGCACACAAAGGGGGCTTGTGTATGGTAAGGATAGGATTACAGATGCCGCTATAGATGGTATTCAATATTATGTAAATGGATCTTTAGTAAAAACACCATATCTTGTAAATCAGGAATGGTTAGTCTTGGGAGTTCAGTTCCCAACAAATGTTTGGTTCAACAACGACGTAGGCAGACTTAATCTAAATGGGCCATTTACATACAACAATGTGTCTGCTTATCTTATTACAAACCTTGAAAGAGCACAGACTATAGTTTACAGAAACTGGGGGCAGGTAGCTGACGAGATATGGGATTATTGGGAAAACTCATTTACTTGGGAAGATGTATTTATTATTGAATCAACAGATGCTGGCATTCTTAATTTTGGAGATATTTATCAACAATATGTAGGAACTAATAGAATAATTATAGATGACCCTACTCGTGGAGTTTTGGTCGATCCAGAAAGATTAAGGTTCTATGAAGGCGTATCTTCTATATCTTTGGTACGCACACCTGTTTAATCTGGTATACTTGAGTACATGAATCCATTAATTAGTCCAAAAACTGGTAAGCCCATTGTAGGAAATGTACGTCGTCAGGTTATCGAAAAGAAATATAACTGGGGCCTGTACGTTTACAAAAAGTCAGATGGCAGATGGTTTACAGATGGCGAAGGAAACGTTCTAAACATTGAGTCCACACGTGGAGATATTGGCCAGATAACTAAGCTAAAGAATGCAGCAAAGTATTATGGTGATGAAGGAGACGGGGAGGTAGTCTTTGTTCCTGGACTAACAAGAATTAGTGAAGAAGAGCACTCAGAACAAATAGATAGAATGAAGCAAGGTCTTATTCCTTCAATGAACGATCTTGGTGCATGGAAAGCAGCACAAGACACAATGAACAAACATGGAAGAGATGCGTACGAAGCATGAGCGACAACTACGATTATATTCAGGCAAGTATCAGAACTCAAGAAGAATCTGAAAACCTTTTTAAGTCACAAGATCCATTTGGAAAAGATTGGACAGTATTAAAGGACTATGTTGGAATTGATCAAAACTTTAAGCGCAGAACAACAAGAAATGTTTCTAAAGCAAACTACGCCTATAACGGTGTAGAACCAACTACGCAGTATCTTAACTCTGCAAACGCAGTACCATCTGGCGACGGTGCAGAATCAAAACAAATTAATCCTGGCACTGTATACAGAAATGGATATGGTCTATTTGATGTAATTACACCACCATACAATATGTATGAGCTGGCAAGCTACTATGATACATCTTTTGCTAATCACGCTGCTATTGATGCAAAGGTAGAAAATGTTGTTGGCCTTGGATACCGTTTTGATATTACAGATAGAACAATGCTTCGTTTTGAAACTAATGATGATCAGGGTGCGGTAGAACGTGCTCGTCGTAGAATTGAAAGAATGAAACTTGAAATGCGTGAGTGGCTAGAATCCCTTAATGATGACGATTCATTCACAACTAGCATGGAAAAGGTTTATACAGATTTACAAGCAACTGGAAATGGATTCTTAGAAGTTGGTAGAACTGTAACTGGAGAGATTGGTTACATTGGCCATATCCCATCAACTACAGTTCGTGTGAGAAGGCTTCGTGATGGTTTCGTTCAGATCATTGGACAAAAGGTTGTTTATTTCCGTAACTTCGGGGCAAACAACACAAACCCAATGACTACAGATACTCGCCCAAATGAAATTATTCATATTAAGGAATACTCTCCGCTTAATACATACTATGGAATTCCAGATATTATTTCAGCGGTATCTTCACTAATTGGTGATTCACTTGCTGCCCAATATAATATTGATTACTTCCAGAACAAGGGAGCCCCAAGATATATTATTACAGTCAAGGGTGCTAAGTTGTCTGCGGATGCAGAAGACAAAATGTTTAGATTCTTGCAGAGTGGTCTTAAGGGGCAAAACCATAGAACTCTGTACATACCACTTCCTGGAGATACAGATAATAACAAAGTTGAATTCAAGATGGAGCCTGTTGAGACAGCAATTCAGGAAGCATCTTTTGAAAGGTACAGAAAGCAAAATCGTGATGATATTTTAGTAGCACACCAAGTGCCTATCTCAAAACTAGGAGGATCAGATTCTGGTGCCATCGCTGCTGCAATGTCACAGGACAGAACCTTTAAAGAGCAAGTGGCCCGTCCAGCACAGGCGCAACTTGAAAAAGTTATCAATAAGATTGTTAAAGAAAAAACAGACATACTAACTCTTAAGTTTAATGAGCTTACTCTAACTGATGAAATTGCTCAGTCTCAGATTATCGAACGTTACGTCAAGACACAGGTTATCACTCCAGATGAGGCTCGTGAAATGATTGACTTGCCACCAAGACCAGACGGTGAAGGCAATGAGCCATTTTCAATGACACCAAGACAAGCAACAGATGCAAGAGCAAACCTTGCTGGCAATCGTCAGCGGGATGCTGAAAGAGCAAACAACTCTTCAGACTCTACAGCAACACTTGAAGGTAGAAATCCACAAGGAGAAGGAAGATCATCTCAATAATTGAGAAAACCGTAAAAAGGTTTGATATAATAATACTGCCATGATTATAAATAAAGCACACTGGATTACTGAAGGCGACAACGTTCGTTTTTCAATGCCTAT